TATTGTCCTCTACGATACTCCAGTTAAGAAGGCCCGCGATCTCTGGGACTTGATAATGGAGAATACATACAACCGAAATGAGCCGGGGGTACTGTTCGTAGACACTATGAACCGCATGAATAATCTAGGGTATGTAGAGAATATCAACGCGACCAATCCATGCGGAGAACAGATACTCCCCATCGGAGGGGTGTGTCTACTTGGCTCTATTAACTTGGTTCACTTTATTGATCCTGATACTAAAGAATGGAAATGGGACGAACTAAAGGCTGCGATCCACGACGACGTTCGTTTCATGGATAATGTGAACGATATCACTAATGTCCCCCTAAAATCTCAGAGGAAAAACCTCCAAGACAAGAGACGTATTGGACTAGGTATTTTGGGATATGGCTCTGCATTGCTAATGGCTCGTATCAAGTATGGTAGCAAGAGAGCATTAGAAATGACCGAGAATCTTATGCAGGTTTTCACTAACGAAGCATATAAGACTTCGGCACTATTAGCCAAGGAAAAAGGTGCTTTTCCTCTCTATGATGAAGAGCAATATCTATCGGGCGAATTCATTAAACAGCTTGACCCTAAGACTATAGCTCTGATTAAGAAGCACGGAATACGTAATTCCCACCTGACTTCAATACAGCCAACCGGCAATAGTGCGTGCTTTGCGAATCTGCCCAGTGGTGGTCAAGAGCCGCTATTTATGCACGGCTACGTTCGTACAGCAATTCAGCCATCAGCTCCAGAGTTTTTACATGAACCTATTAATATAGATTGGGATAAAAAGAAGCACGAGAATATACAGGCAGAGGGTCAACCAGAGACTCATTGGAAATGGATTAAAGAAGGGGATGAAGACCTTCTAGCTACTTTATTTGAAGGTAAAACCTGGAAATTTGATCGTAATCGTGGGCTTACAAAAGAAGAGTGGATTGAAGACTATGGGGTTTCATATTTAAAATCAGTTGACAAATGGAATCCTGATGCTCAATGGGCGTCTTGCACTATGGATTTAGATGTAGATGCCCATATTAACACAATGTCAATCTTCGCAAAATGGGTAGATTCTGCCATCTCTAAGACTATTAACCTTCCCAATGAATATCCTTATGAAGATTTCAAGCTGGTGTATAAGAAGGCGTGGGCTAATGGCATTAAAGGATTTACGACTTATAGGGCAGGTACAACAATCTCTGTTTTGGCAGCGGAATCCTCCTTATCTGACAACAAAGATAAGATCCGCAAGACAGTAGCCCCAGTCCGTCCGCGAGAGTTACCGTGTGATGTGTATCATATTAAGGTAAAAGGCGAGTCCTACTTCGTATTGGTGGGTATCTATAATGGTGACCCTTACGAGGTGTTCGCGGGCAAGAATGGATTCCTGGACAAAAAGGTTGTTAGTGGGACTATAATAAAGCTAGGTAAACCTAGGGGAGTATATAAGGTTGTACTGTCGGATGGCCTAGAATTATCACCCATAAATGCCACATGTTCTGCCGAAGAAGATGCTTTAACACGCATGACATCAACCGCCCTACAACACGGGGCCGACATGCACCTGATTGTAAAGCAGTTGGAGAAGGTTAAGGGAGATATGCATACTTTTGCCAGAAGTATGGCACGAGCAATCAAAAAATACATTCCGAATGGTGCAAAAGAAAATATTGCCTGTCCAGAATGTGAAGCGACAGATGGTTTAATTCGCCAGGAAGGGTGTATTACTTGTCTGTTATGTGGCTGGAGTAAGTGTGGGTAATTCACTATGTATTATTTTAAAGGAGGCATAATATGCCATTGTTCAATGGGGTTATAGCCGAATTCGTTAGAAAGCACAAATTAATTAAGCGTACTGCTCTCTTGGGTGGGGCTTTGGCTGGCTTATATTTCTTGGGAACTTCTCAGGGGTGGTGGGAATCTGCGTTCTAGGAAGCTTTAGTATCAATGATTGGAGCAGACGATGGCAAATGATTACAATACTCCCGAAGAATTGCTGCATGCCTACCAAACCGGCCTAGCAGGAGCAGAGTGTGATCCAGAAGACTTAAAGGTACTTCTGGGTGAGCTGCCCATGCCCGTGTTCGGAGCCGCAGCGTACGAGCTATACGAAAGCGGAGCTGGTAAGCTAAGTTTACCTTTTAAGTCCTTACTTAAGTTCGATCCGAACTTTGGCCCACTAGAACGTCAAACAACAGGTGACTGTGTATCCCATTCGACACGTAATGCGGTTGATATTACACGGGCAGTTGAGATTGACATCAAGGGTGAGTCAGAATCGTGGGAAGCAAGGGGAGCAACCGAGGCCATCTACCAGTCCAGAGGTCACAAGGGACAAGGAATGTCCTGCTCTGGTGCAGCCAGATATGTGAATAAGACTGGCGGTCTATTGATTAGAAAAGATTATGGCGATATAGATTTAAGTACTTACAACTCTACCGTTGGTATGAGACATCGTATCCCAAGTTCCATTTACAAGTCAGAGGCACGTAAGCATCCAATCAATACTATCTCTTTGATTTCAACAGTCGAAGAGGCTCGTGATGCCTTAGCTAATGGTTATGCATTGTCATGTTGTAGTGGATTAGGCTTTTCATCTAATCGAGATAGTAAGGGTATTGCTAGACGATCTGGATCATGGAGTCATGCAATGGCATGGATAGCTTGCGACGATACTAACGAGATTTACAAGGAGACATTGTTCTTAATCCAAAATAGCTGGGGAAAGTGGAATAGCGGCCCGAAACGTCATGGTCAACCTGACGGAAGCTTCTGGGTACGTGAGCGTGATGCCCGGTCTATTTTGAACTCTAGAGGTTCTTTTGCATTCAGTGATGTAGCAGGATTTCCCGCCAGACAACTACCACAGTACGCTCTAGGAGGATGGGTGTAATGGGCAGCGAAAAAGCGAGAATGTGGCTTGGTATACTATTGATTGTTGTCGGCATTTTTTATAAGCCAGGGGAACCGACTCCTCCTGTTGTTGACAACAAGTTAAAAGAACCGGCAGCCGATATAGTAGTTCTAGTGAAAGACATTAGTATAAGCGACAACGCTGATTCAAGCAAGTTAGCTGGCATGTTTAATGCTATGTCAACCAAGCTGGACGGTACGACACTGAATAGTAATCTACAAGTTCAATACTTTATGAATGCGATAGGTAAGAATACATTCGGTAGCGAGTTGATGGACAATGGTAATTCAAAATATCCTAAGTTTGCTCCTGCTGTTGCAGAGGCTATGACTAGCATTTTAGGACCACAAACGGATACTAGTCCGGTCACAAGCGACAAAAAGCGTAAACTAGCTAGACTGTTCTACGGATTATCATGGAAATTATACAAGTCCAGTAACGATGAAGAGTACGAAGAGTATAAAGCTAAGGCATTATCGGCAATTGCAGAGTATAATAAAGAAGACGAACCACTTCCTCCACCGGACAGTGAAGATTGTCCATGCGAAGGCAAGGGTTATATTATTCATGGAGACGGACACCAAACGGATTGTCCATGTGTAGCGTCAGGTACAGACTGTGAGCACGATCCAAAGTGCGGGACTGGAGACTTACCTGATCTTTCAACCAACAAATCTTCTGGTTCACAAGTATACAAGACAACTCAACGAAGACGTGGAATATTGAGAGGTATATTTAGACAATGACAACAATAGATGAAAAAATGTTGCCGTTGGCAACTAAGGTGTTGGAGGAGTCTAACTCCAAAGCAAAAGAAGATAGCCATCAAATCGACCCCATGACAATCCTTACGATTATCTCGCTGTTGATTAAACTGGCGACTTTCCTTTGGGAATGGTATAGACGAGATAAGGACAAGTTTGTTAAGTCCAATCAGCTAAATTTTATAATGAGATGGGTTGTTTGGAGACATGTTAAGAAGGATGTAGTAAATCGCAAGGACGCCAAATACATTTACGAAGGTATCTGTGGTATGGTGTATAAGTTTACGGATGACGACCGTAAAACTTTAATAGAAGTCATAACTGAAAAGGGTAAATAATATGAAACTTAAACTTCATGCGTTATTGCAATCTCGTAGATTTTGGGCAGCAGCAGCCGGTCTTTTGGCTGTGCTTGGCCAAGACTTGTTCGGAGTCGAGCTAGCAACAGAGCAATTAGTGTCTATAGCTTCTATCGTAGTGGCTTGGATCATTGGTGACACTCTACGAGTAACTAAGTAATAAGAGAGGGGCAAAGTTATGGATCAGGTATTAGGATTCTTGAAAAACCTTGACACCTTTCAATACGTGCTTCTGGCGGCTGGTGCCTTCTTGTTATTCCCTACAGTTATAAAGTGGTGGAACGCAAAACCAGAAGATGATGTTGTAGACGATGTGGATCACGACGATCATAAGCACGAAACTGAGTTAAGTAGTCTAATATGTAAGTGGGAATGTCTGTGTGACTCCTGTCACAAGCGTGGCTTACATGGTGCCTGTGAAGCATTGCAGGCGGTTTTTCCAATGCTAGGTAAAATATATGAGGGAAAACACGATGTCGAAAAAGAGGGGATCGATCCAGAGTAGGATTGTTGATAGCTTTTTGAAAGAGCTTGGAGTCTCCCGCGAGCAAGTCGACAAGATGACTCAGCTCTGGGAGACAGTGGATGTGCAAAAAAATGATGACGGGATTGTCATTAATATCAAGTTGAAAAACATCCAGGTTAAGATCGAAACTGACAATTAACGATAAGGGGTTGTGGTAACACGGCCCCTTTTCTATTACTGTTTTCCAGAAAAAATCTGAAATTGGCTAGAAAGCCGCTATAATTATCTTTGTAGGGGCGTCCGGTTCTCTTACTGCGGAGTTAATAGCTCAGTGCTTGATGAGATAAGACATAGTCCATGCCTGACATTGGCATGTCTCCTTGGCAGTCAACACCAGAAGAATGGTGGGAGTTCATTAAGGTATGAAAAGACAAAATCGTTGTGATGCTTGCAATCGCATGTTCAACGATGGCGATAAGGTAACTGTCGTTATTCCTGATGTCGAAATCACGAATAGATATCAAAAAGGCTCATCATCTATTCGACTCAAATTATCACCTGACGCCGTTGATGCCCGAGCAACAAAGGTATATTGCTCGAATTGTTTAAATTACTCAGGATATATATTAGAGGACCAAGAGGATGGAAAGAAGAAACTGTAACGTAATCTTGGCAGGGCTCCCTTTGGTGGGGGCGTTGCCTTTCTTTATGCCAGCCAAAGGCGATGAAGTATTCGCTAATCATTCTATTAATTCGCTAATCATTAGTGTAGTACTTGCTGGAGAAATTAATGAATGAATACGATCCTAAACTATTCGTACATCCACGATGGCAAAAGTTTTATGACCAAGGTCTTAGGACTTGTGAAGGTAAGTCTGCACCGCACTTCGCGGAAGCAAATACCCTGCTACTCACCACCCATACACAACTAGGACATAGAAGCTCTCTCTCAATACTAGAATTTGGATCAAATACTGGCTCGTTATGCTACGAAATCATGCACAAGCATAAAGATCACATTAAAAGTTATACATTAGTCGATGAAGACAAGCTGCTGAGTCAGGCAATACCAAAACTAAGACGTCATAAAACCAAGTTGAAATTTTGCAACATACCAGATACAAACGATTGTCTAGGTCAACCTTATAACCTGTTGATTGCGTTTGGGTGCATAGAAGAAACAACTGATCACTTTAGGGATTTCCTGTACAATAGGATTTTTCCTAATGTGGAAGAGATCTTTCT